GTTCCGCCGTCGGGTGGTTTGAAGGTTCCGGCGTACGGTTACGAATTTGTGTGGGGCAACCAGGCTGTTGACCGTTGGCGTGAAGAGAAGCGGAAGTCGGACGTTATCCGAGTTTCTCGCTACTACGACGTCAAGCTGGTCGCGCAGGGTGAAGGTGCCGACGCTGGTAAGTCCATTGCCGGATATGTGATCAAGGCGGCCGTAGCGTAGTATTACGCTACGAAACGAAGGAGAACATTATGGCTAAGCGGATTGTTGCAGTTACCGCAGTCAAGCACAACGGTGACACGTTCGACGCTGGTGCTCCGATCGACCCAAGCAAGTTCAGCAAGGAAGAGTTGAAGGAACTGCACGACAACGGCGCGATTGTCATCGTTGATGACACGACCACCGATGAAGTGAAGGCCGAAAACTTGACCCCGGAACAGTTGGGTCAGCGCGGCGCGCAGACGAGCGATGTTTCAGCGACTGCAAAGCAGTCGACTGCGGACCAGATCAACGCGGCAGCAAAGAGCGAAGAGGCACCAACTGCAAAGAAGTAGGTGATGAGCAATGGTGCGAATCACCGTCGAAGAGGTTCGAGGGTGGGTAGAAACTTCAAAACTCAATGTCACTGACCTTGACTTGAACTTTCTACCCCAACTCGAAACCGAAATCTTCGCCAAAATTGGCACTGTATACGACACCACCACCTGGATCGATCCGGCGTCAACACCCGCATTGATTCGCGTTATTATTACTAAAATGTATGCCGGGTGGATTTACGACCGGGCCTACTCAGAAAACCAAGACGAGTCAAATCCATACGCTGGAATGCTCAAAGAAAACGCCGGTATGTTGATCCAAGGATTGATTGACGGCACTATCGAATTGCCGGGTATTCCAGCCTCATCGAATCCTGATCCCAGCTTTTACCCAAACGATGCATCGAGCGCAATGGAACCTACTTCGGACGATAGTTCATTGGGGCCTGCTCGGTTTTCAATGGGCAAGGTCTTTTGATTTGAACTAAATAGTAGGGTGGTACACTGATGATCCCGGCAGTCTTTCCTCGGATTACTTTCGATCGGAAATTCTTCCGGGATATTGGTGCCATTGAGGCGGCTATCGAGCTGCTTGGCATTAACTTGAATGATTTCCGAGAACCGCTCAAAGCATCCCTCGAACTCGTTATTATGCCGTCAATAGCAACTAACTTCCAAACAGGTGGCCGACCGAAGTGGAAACCACTTTCGGAATCGTGGCGACTAAAACGTACGCCCGGCCCGATTCTTGTCCAGACCGGTGCAATGTTTGAAGCTACCCAGTCCATTACCAATTGGGATGTTGATCATAACTCAATTACCATGACAGGTGTGGCTTCGGCACCTTATGCTGGATATCATCAGGCGGGCACACGCAGAATGCCAGCTCGCCCTTTTGTCATGTATCAGCCCGAAGACGTAGAGAATATTGTACAGATTTTCGAGATTTGGGTAGACGGCCTGATCGACCGTTATTGGACTAAATTCTAGGAGGTGCGATTATGTCAATGCCATTTGCGGCACCAAATACAGATCGCACCACAGTCCTAGCACTAGGCGTCAAAGACATCATCGTGGCAAGTAAGGGCGAATTGGAAATCCAAGACGTCTTTTATGGTAATCACACGATGACACCGAGATCGCCAACAGTTGTCATTCGACCCGGCCGGAAACAACGAGCGTTGCGCGGCGTTGCTGCACCCGGCGGTCGCACCGAAAATGAGCTTACTTTGCTTATTGATGTGATGTCCGCTGATGTGCTGTCGAGTGAAGAAGATTCACGGCTTGCCCTCGATCAGCTCGCTGAGAACGTGGAAAAGCTGTTGTACGTAGATGTCACCATCGGCGGTCTGGTCATTCATGGTTTTGTTACTGACTGGGACCCGGGTGAAATTTTTATCAATAACTCTAAGTGGCGGACCGTCCGGATGACGTATCGCGCCAAGACCATTACGTACTTGTCACCACCGGCTGCTCCAGCTTAAGGAGGGGTGTATGAAGATTTATTTGGAATCTGAACTAGAATGCACCGTTGACGGTGTGGGACTCCTTGAGCCTGGCAAGCCGGTGGAAGTGAACCCGGAATATTTCCGACTCTTTCACGGTGTTCGTCCGGCTGAAGCGAATTTCCCGCATTGGGTAAAGGTCATTTACGATACTGACCGTGCGGAGGCTCCGAAAGAAGCCGAAGTAGACGAGGCGAAAGCTTCGGAAACTAAGGAAGAGGAGGTGAACTAGTATGGCTCCTGGTATTGGCGCCGCAGGAATTATGGGCGTTGCTCTAGAGCAGCTTATTGCGCCCGTACAATCGGCCCTAGGTACGGCTGCCTCTGGTGGCACCATCACGGCGGGTACCTACCGTTACGTTGTGACGGCAATTAATGCTAATGGTGAAACCACCGCGAGCAACGAGCAGACCATTGTCACAACCGGTTCAACTTCTACCGTCACGGTGACTTGGGCAGCGGTAACTGGTGCAACTGGTTACAAGCTATACAAAACTGCGGCAGGTGGCGCAACCGGTACTGAACTGCTCTACAAGACGGTTGCCATCGTAACGTCGGACATCGACACCGCGCCGGGTGCTCCTTCGGGTGCGTTCCCGACCGTGAACACCGCTGCTAACCCCGGCGTGTACGCCGCTCCGGTTAAGTACATTCCGTTCATGTCCGAATCCCTCACCTCGGTGCAATCAACCATCTGGCGCCGTCCGATTCGACAGAGTGCGGACATCATTGGTGCAGTTCCTGGTAACTTCAACGTCGAGGGTGATATCTCGATCGAGGGTATGGAAGACTGCATTCTGTACTTCCTGTACGCATCGCGAAACTCGGTTGTGAAGACCGGCACGACCAACTACAGCTACGTCTTCACGCCCACAGCGAACGCAATTCCGGCGCGCACGATGTCAATTACTGTTGTCCGCAACGGTATTGTCTTCGGCTTCACCGGTGTTGTGGTCGGTTCCCAGACGTTTACCGTTGAAGACGGTATTCTGATGTACAACATCAGCTGCATCGGCCGCGACGAAGCGGTGCAGTCGGCGCCAACACCAACGTGGCCGACCACTGTGCCATTCGGTGCAGGTCAGTACTCGATTGAAATTCCGACGGCAACACCAGTGCTGGACACGGACACCTTCGAGTTTGCCATTGACGATTCCGCTGAAGCGCAGTTCCGGTTGAAGTCAACTGGTCGTGGCGCACAGTTCATCAAGTATGGTGAGCGTTCGGTTACCCTATCACTTGAGCGGGACTTTGAGGCTCGGACTGACTTCGACGCATTCAAGGCTCTCACCGCGCAGGACATCTCAATCGTGGCGTCAAAGGGTGTGAACAACAAAATCACGCTAAACTCACCGGTGACGATCAAAGACACCTACGAAGTTCAGAACTCTGGTCAGGGCGACCTGGTTCGGGCATCTATTTCGTACAACTCGGTGATTAACGCTTCTGGGGTTTCCTACACAATCACGGTGCTCAGCCAGGAAAACGTCGTATAAACACCAAAATCAGGTGCCCGCTGTGGGACCAAGGCTTTGCTACTACCGCGCATTGATGTACATCAATCGAAGAATATGGGAGCTTTTTACAATGCCTCGTGCAACTGTTGCCAGTGAAACCGAAAAGTTTGAACTGAAGTCACTGTCGGAAGCGTACATCGTTGTTCGTCGGATGACCTATGGTGAAAAGCTGAACCGGACCGATAGCATGATGAATATGCGGACCACCGCAGAAGACAAGCAGATGGAAATCCAAATGATGTCCAAGAAGATTGCTTTCCAGGACTTCGGTAATCTCATCGTTGAGCACAACTTGACCGATGAAAATGACAAGCCGTTGAACTTCCGAAATGCCGCAGATGTTGAGCGGCTCGATCCACGTATTGGTGACGAGATCGGTCAGCTGATCGATCGGATCAACAGCTTTGAAGACACGGATAACGTAAAAAACTGATAGCCGAGATCAGGAAGGGCATTCTGCTCTCGGGTAGCACAACTCGTAGGCCAGTACGAACGAAATCTCATGAACAGCAGGTTATAGAGGTTCAAGCGAACTACTTCTTGGAGACCCTGGGGATGTGCCAAGAACTTCATGTTTTGCCCAAACCCGGGGGCCTCTATGACCAAGACAGTCTGTATGTGCATTTGATGAAGCATGCGTTGATGGCTCAACACGAACGGCGCGAGTTGGACAATCGTAAGGCTACGGGCAAAGTTAGGAGGTAGGAGTGCCGCTCAATACCCGCGACCTATGGCTTGTCCTTCGGGCCCAAGACCAGACTAACCGGGCGCTCAATACCTTCGCACGTAACGTTCGCAATGCAGGAAACACTGTTGCGATGGCGCAACTTCAAGCGCAGCGGGCCGCTTCGTTGGGAGCTATTCAACAAGCTCGACTTTCCAACGGTTTCCAGCG